TAACAAGTTCGATAGATTTAAATCCCATTAACTTATTACCGGCGGCGCCGATTGCGTAGTACATCATTTGCTTATTTTCAACAGCTTCAACCGGCACGCCCGCACCGTATTTAAAGTCATAAACAATAAGCGTTTCGCCCGGTACATATATTGAGGCGTCGTTCGTTCCGCGTGCGTCCGGATCAATATCTTTCAAGTTAAAATCTTTCTCGATATTAGTCCACGGGGTATAGATATACTCCTGTGTGGCCTTATCCATTTTTTGCCACGCGTTTTTATCTTTACCCTCTATTTGGCATGATTTTCTCAAATTACATTCAATGCGTTTGGCATCCTGTACAATTGTATCTACATACAAGTTAGCCGCATTAGCCATTTCCTCATTGACTGTAAATTTAAAATCATCCGCCTCAATGACTTCCCCGATACAAGAAGTTGCGTCCCACTTGCATTTATGATGTATTTTATTTGTTAGATACATTTCGCATAAAGCATGGGCTGCCGTTCCTTCTGCCGCGTATTTTGTCGGGGCCGCCGGAGGAAGTTTCGCTATAAGCGCGTTACTTCCCGGACAATTCCACCAACGTTCGCATGATGACGCGCCTACCGAACTGTGAAAGTTTCCCGGCGCCATTATGCTGCCGCCTTTAAGCCGTCAATAATATTGGCGTAGTCTTTTTCCTGTACATCAGGTACTTTATCATATCCGTACTTGGCTAAGACTTCTTTTGCTGCGGCTACCCCGTCCCCTCTTTGTTCACTTGGGAATTTACCTAAAAAATCTTTAAAAGCATTAATTAGGTCATCCTTTGTGAACGTCGGCGCCGAAACTTCAAAAATGTCATCCGCGGTATCTTCTTCTACAGGTTCCGCCTCTACTACCTGCGGTACAGCTTCAACCGGTTTAGCTTCAGCTTTCTTTTTAGCTGCCTTCTTTTTAGGCTGCTCCGCCGGTTTCGGTTCTTCCGCCGGGCCTTGTTCCTCACAAGCGCCGCATGCGCATTGGGTTTTTGCTCCTGCAATTGTTTCCAGTGCCTGTGCGATTCTTTCGAGTGATTGTTCTAATGTCATGTCTTTTTCCTCCTTTTCTTTTCTTTCTTGTGTGTTCGACAATAACCGGGTAATCACTTTACCCTTTTTTATAACTGCTTGCAGCATGTTATCTTCCAAAGTGTTAGGTACAATGAGATAATGAGCCGTTACGGGATTATTCTGCCCTATCCGGCGGATTCTGTCCCTCGCCTGCTCAATATTTCCCGGTACCCAGTCCATTTCGGCAAAGATAACATGGCTCGCAACTTTTTGTAATCCGTCTATACCGAATCCGGCCGCTGTATACTGACCTATAAATATACGGCTGTTCGGGTCATTAACGAATAAATCTACTTCCATTTGCTTTAATTTTGCTCCCATGCCGCCCATGATTACACGACAGCCGCAGCCTGCGAAATCTTTACGGATTGCGTTAATAACGTCCCTATGATAAGCAAATATTACAACTTTTTCCTGCTGCGCCAAAATATTTTTAACGTATTCATAAACCTGCGGAAGTTTCGCAAGTCCTAACTCACGTCTTACCGTTGCCTGTACTCCCAAACCGCTGTTATTATATTCATTTATATCTTCCTCTAATTCGGATTCGTTATCTAGCACGGTTTGTATATCCGGCGTTAATTCGAGTTCAATCGTTTTTTCTATAAGCGGCGGAAGTTCCTGCAATACCTCATTTTTTGTACGCCTTAGCATAAAGGGTTTAATGCGTTCCGCCAATTCCTCTATATTAGACGCACCTTTATCGTTCAGCGTTCCGTAAGAATCATAAAATGCCGCGCAGTATCTTTGCGCGTAACTTTCATAACCTGTATACGGTTCTATACATTCCGGCGCAAGGACTTTAAGCATAATATAAAAATCCTTCGGGCGGTTTCTGACGGGCGTGCCGGTTAAAGCATAAACTCTGTCAGCGGTTCTTATAAGTCCCATGTCGCTGTATACCGCCGTTGAGCGTTTAGCTTCCATATTAGAGAGGTTATGCGCCTCATCCAGTATAATAACATCATAATGCAATTTTCGTAATTGCTTTTTAATTTCGGGAAAAATGATTAAATCATAATTGCATATAATGATATTTGCACGGGATTCAATCTTATCGGTCGTTTTATAAACAATCTGATAGCGGTAATATTTATCAGTCCATGTTTTTAATTCGCGTTCCCAGTTAATTTTTAAACTTGCAAGAGTTAGGACTAATACCCTTTGCGGTTTTAATTCGTTTATTGCCGCCGCGGCCTGTACCGTTTTTCCCAGTCCCATATCATCCGCCAACAGCGCCGTATTTCTGCTTATTAAAAATTTTACACCTGTTTTTTGAAAATCTTTTAACTGTTTCATCTGTAAGTCCTGTATGCCTTTTAAAGCGCCGGTTTTTCCTTTTGATTTTTTTAAAAGCTCCCTTTAAAAACCGGCAAACTTTGGTATGCTTTCTTTGTCAAGTTGCAGCGGCTAGCTGCTACATAAGTCCAAAACTCCTTAATTCCGATTCTCCTACCGCATATTTTATCCGATAGCCGTTAGTAGTCCTGTTAAGTTTTTTATGCCAAAACTTCCCTTTTTCCCAACCTAATTCTTTTACCATTATTTGAGCAATTCTATTCAGCTCTCTGTTAGTTATTCTGCTTATGGGTATTCCTATGCATTCCTCCAGTACCTCGCGCCCTGTTACTACCGTTCTGCGTTCCTGCGTTTCAATATCCGGTCTTAACAGCCAGTTATAGATAGGATCTATCCATGCGTCTTTTTGCCGCCGGAGTTCCGTTTCTTCATGCGCTATTCTTGCTATATCGTCTTCTAAATACAATTTTTCACCTCTGAAATACTTATCTGTTGCCTCTGCTAATAATTGATCGCGGACGGATCTTAAACCCTCAATATCTACTTTCCTGCATGTTACGGGCCAAAATCGTCTGTTACCCGTTGTATCTTTTAAGTAACCGCTCCCTTCTTCCGGGTTTATAGTTCCTATAAAAATACTCTGTCTTGGATAATCCTCCGCATTCCTCCGATATGCAAGCCGTACTCTATCAGACGTTTTGCTTAAAAAAGATTTAAGTTTATCCGTTTCGACTTTGCGGCTGCATACCATTTCCGATACTTCTATAATCCAGTTACCGCGCATAGCGTCTATAGTGTCTTTGTCGTTATCCGTAATAGATACGTCGCCGTACCAATCGCCGCCTAAAATATTTACAAGCGTGCTTTTTCCTATGCCCTGCTCCCCTTCTAATACAAGCATTGTATCGAATTTTATACCGGGGTTAAATACACGGGCCACCGCTCCGCATAAGGTTTTACGACCTACCGCCCTTGTATAGACATTATCGTCAACGCCCGCATACTTTGTAAGCCATGTGTCAAGGCGCTCCGTTCCGTCCCATGTAAGGGATTTTAAAAAGTCCCTTACCGGATGATACCGGAATTTTTCCGCCGCAATGACGGCCGCCTCTTGACATAGCGGGGTTGAAACGTTAAAACATCTTACCCGGCTTAACCAGTATTTGAAGTTAATTGCGTCGGAATCTGTCCACGCCCCTAATTTTTTGCCGTTATGCCACGGGGCCGGTCTTGTAAAAGTTATATCGCCCGTGAAGTCATTAAGTTTTAAAATCCCTAAAAACGGATACTCTTTGCAAAGAAGGTAATTAACAACGTTACGGATAGTAGTTTTTAGAGTATTATCCTTTGTATTAATATCCCAACGCAATTCCTCCTCATGCTCGCCTATTGTTTCCTCATCAAGCGTAAAAGTTTTAAAATCCCTTTCCGCCGTATTTTTGCCGGTAACATCCCTGTTATAAGAATAGGCGTTATTAACTTTTTTCTGCAAATCTTCCAAACTCCAAACAGGAATACAACGAGGATTCCAATGCTCTGACATGAGTTCATAAGTTTTTTGAGCGGAAAGCCCAAAGTCCCTGCCTCTGCATGCGGTTTTAAATGTTAATGTATCACCGCCCTGCCCCTCAATAGCCGCCGGGGCGCCCTGCAAATATTTGATATATCTCTGTATTTCCGATTCGTTGTCGGCAAAATTTTCCGGCGTTTCGTTTATTCCGATTGTGTCCCTTTTTAAAGCATTGAGTAATACCTGCGGGGCTTGTATCGGTTTAAAGGCGTTTCTCGATACTTCATACATCCGGTTAGTTTCCGGGTGTGTGCTGCCTGCGCCTACTACCTGCTGCCCTTTGGTTTTAAACTCAATACCTTGATAATCCTTTAATGCGTTACGGATTTCAAAATCCGCCGGTTTTTTAAAATAATAATGGAACCCGCCCCCGCCGGTTTTTACGCAAAAAGTATCAGACAGATGTTTTCCTAATCCCAATGCGTCCGCCAGTTCCTGCAAAGCGTTTGTTTTTTCCGGGAAGTGGCGCGGATCTACATCTATGACTAAATCATCTGATTGCAATACTACGCCGTAATTTCCGGGAAAATCTCTGCCGGTCAAAAGCGGATTATATTCTGTTTTTACCCAGTTTTTATTAATCGGTACTTTACCGTTAAGAGGTGTAAGTATATAACCTGCGGCCTCATAACCGAGTATTAAACTATCCTTGTTGTCCATTGTCGCGTCCTTGATATGCGTTAGGTTTTACACCTACTTTACTTACTTCATCCGGGTTAAAATACCATGCGGTATCAACCCATTTTACGGCCGGCAATTTTCCGTGCCTTGCGTAATGGCTCCACATTTGCGCTGAACCGCCAAATTTTTGCTCCATTTCCGCAGAAGTATAGTGCAAGACGCCGTTAATAACTCTCGACATTCTTATTCCTCCGAAAAGTTTTAAATTTTCTCTTGACCCGTTCACATTAAACGAATACGTTTTACGCTTTCATTCTCTACTCGCGAGCCGCTGTGTTCGACAATTAAGGTATATAACCTTATATTAACCATTATCAACAAAAATTAAGCCTTGTCAAGGCCTTTAATAAAAATTAATAGTAAATATATCCTGTACCATGCGCGCCGTTATTCATATAAATATCAACCATAGCCGGCGTTTTAGGAACCTCCGGCATTACGCATTGCCCCGTCATATAATCGTAATAAATACCTTGCGCATATCTTTTATCAATTTCAGCCATTCTATTTTTAGCGTAATTGCAAAAATTAATTGTACTTTGCGCATTATCGGCTTGCTGTAGCCTTTTAATTTCCCACAAACGCTCTTCTCTTTCCGCCGCTTTTTTCTCTTTAAGCGCTTTTTCCTGTTCTGTTTTCTTTAAATACGCCTCTTTTTGCTGCGGCGTCATATTTTCCATAAGTAATTGCTGTATGCTTTTTGATTGCAATTGCTCTGCGTACGCCGGCATTGTAAAAGCAAAAATTAGAAATAAAATCGCGAATTTTTTCATACTTATATTATTTACTCCTTTCTAAAATTTTTCAAGGTCTATGTAAAATTATATTAACCCGTCCACCAGCTCCGCGCACTCCGTACCGTAAAATAAAATCAGATATTCTTGTACAGAAATTTTGTCCGGTACTTTTAACATTTCAGCTAATTTAATAACGTCAATAACTTTATAACCTTGCGCCGCCGTAAGAATATAGCAAACAGGTAACTTAAAACCTAAAATTTTTTCCGCTTTATCCCATTTTTCGAGTCTGTCTACTCTTTTTTCGTAATCTGCGTAACCTATTCTCATATTAAGTCCTCCATTAAAATCCCTGCAAAAATATGCTTAATAACGTCAACAGTCCAACCGTTACCTAACATCTTGTAACGCTGCGTATTGGATACGCCCTCTGTGTAACCTTCCGGGACTGTTTGCAGGCGCTCGCATTCTATGGGCGTTAGTTTTCTTATAACATAATCACCGTCAGGGATATTTACCTTGTATAAACCGGTCTGTCCGCCTTGTCCCCCCCCATTAGCGGAGAGCGTTACGGACTTGCCGTAAACAGAATAAACCCGATTCGCCTGCGAATTGCCGCCGATAGTTCCTATTCTGTCCGGCCTATCAAATAGCACCATGCTGTCTGTTTGTACGCTTGTTAAACTATTAGCTTTGCCGTCCTGTTTAAGTTCTATGCGTTTAGTTCTCTTTACTCCGGGAACGGGTTTACGCGGCCATGTCCTCATAGCACACGGGATAGCAACGGATGTCATACCTACCGCCCTTTTACCTTTATACATTGCGACACTCATACATTTGGCCTTTGAATTCAAGTCCCTTACGCCGTTAAAACTCCACTGGTTAGAATAGTCCTCGCCCGCCGTATTGTCATACTCTACAATATCCGCTAATACAAGCCCCCTATCTTCCGGCTGCGATAAACAAGGGATATTTGTCCAGTAATAGCGTTTGCGCTGCTGCGCCGATACGAGGGCAGAATTAATCATTACGGGTTCAACGCCTAAAATGTTTGAGATAATATCTCTTTCAGAATCTTTCATACTTGCTACATTTTCAAGCAAAAAGTATTTCGGTTTTGCTTTTTCAAAGATTTCAACGTACCGCCAAAATAAACCGCTCCGGCTGCCTTCAAGTCCTTTACGGTTTTGTTTTGCTATACTTAAATCTTGGCATGGGGTTCCGCCTATAAGTAAATCTATATTATCCCATGAAAATTCGGGCGTCAGTTCCCACATGCCATAGTTATTTATATCCCCTAACTGTATTGTGTCCGGGTAATTTTTTTGTGTTATCTGAATTGCGTACTTATCGATCTCGCTTGCATAATATTTTACCGGATGTATTCCCAATTTCTCTAATGCTATACGCCCGCACGACATTCCGTCGCATACGCTTAATACTGTTTTAATCATCTTTTATATATGCCCTCCCATAAATACCTGTGTGTTAAAAAGTTTCATTGCCTGCCACCTTTGAGCTAAATTGTCTAATACATTATGCGAGCCGGAAAATATAACTATCATTATTTTCTGCGAGGGTATGCACTCATCAAATATACTGCTGCCCGGAATTATAAAGCCCTGTTTTTCCGGCAAAAAAGCAAACAAACAATATTCATTTTTTAATACGCATTCCTGCATATATTTTGTTTCGAGTCTGTCTGCCGGCAGCACTGCATAAACCGTACAATACCTTTGCGGCTGCGTTTCTGTAACGGCCTTTGTTACCCAGTCTTTCGCTTTATTAAACGGAGGGTTCATAAAACACGCTCCCGACCAACTCTCGCA